TTATGCTTACCCCGGCCCACTCGAAGAACTTGACGAAAACGTTAAGGAATGGCTGAAAGGCTTATTCGAGAAGCCGGAAGTAATCATAGACAACGGTGAAGGAATTATTGAAGAGGAGGATCGTTAATTCAAAAAAACCCCAGCACTGAATAAGCTACTGGGGCCGGAGAAATGAAAATAGTATGGGGGGTGTACTTCGGGGAGTTACATCTCCCTTTTTACTTTGTTCTCCAGATCTGATATACGCGATAACAATCGGTCCCATTCTTTTTTTACAATAGTAATCTCACGTTCTTCTTCAGGAATATTTTTAGGAACTTCAGGAGTTTCGGCATCTATCTCTTGCTGTGTCATTTTCACTAATTTTGGAGTGGAATCAACGTCAATTACTTTCATATTCTTTACATCAGAGACGTTTGCCATAACATATTCCCCTTCTTCGGCCTGTTTATTCAAGCATTCTATATTTGGACAGGTGATTAGACGAAGAATTTTACCATTTTGGTTGTATACTATACCTTGCATATTGTTTCTCTTATTTCTTAACAGCCAATCCCAGCAACAATGCACTGTAAATATCCATATTTGCGTGCGTAGCTTTCATATATAAACGATAAGTATAATTATCCGCAGAAGGAGAATCTAAAACTGAAATGGAAAAAGGTGTCCACCTATAACCAGAAATGTACAATCCGTAAGAACCTGAGCTTGGGTCCTGATAAATTACTGTTTCATTAGAACCATCATATCTTCTCAATTCAAATTCCTGGACATCCAATGGTGTCGCTGTAGGGTTTCTAATGGTGCAGGTAAAAAATAGAAAAAGGTTCGTATTAGCTGGAACATCCATATTCACCGATTGCATTAAGACCCAAGTATTTTGTGGCGAAAGATCCTGTTTAGATGCCGTATAAGCACTTACCGGGATAGTTACTGCGTTGTCTTTAATCTTTACGGTTTCTACCGCTAAGTCCTTGATTTTAGCCGTTTCGATAGCAGCATCAGCTATCTGACCATAATTAGCAGTAATGGTATCCGCTTGAATTAATCCACCATGTAAGGTTTGAAATGCTGTAGTGGGTTTGGCAGTTCCATTATCATTTATACACATTACCCATCTACCTGAAGAAATAGCAGTGGATAGAGTATCCGTTCCTTTTAACTTCAACGGATCGCTTGGGTCCCAATAGATAAATTCTCCATCTGTACTTCCTGTAGCTATGAGATAGGTCTCTCCCTCATAATTAATGACCATTTCAGTGCCGCCGTCTGAGTCAGCATGATCCTTTTTCCGCCAACCCACATACCCGGAAGATGGGTAATTATCAATATATTCCAAATTCGCCCGCCACGGAATATCCATTTGAGGCTCTTTGTTTTCAACATTTCCGGCCATAAAGCGGAGTAAGTCATTTTTAGTTATAGGTTTTGTGAATTTAGGCTGTACTCCGGCGTTCGGGCTTTGGAATCCCTGAATTGGAATTACAGGTGTTCCTTCATCCCCTGAATAAATATCATCACTATACTCCATAGCGATAATCGTATGACTTAGATCAGTACGCTGCTCTATTCCTATAATTCTGAATTCTTCCATTACATCGGCAGTTGGTCCGAACGAATATACATCTCCTGCACTCGGCTTCGTGACAAAGGCGGAATCAACGGTGACCCATTTACCATTAACAGACTTAACGGTTTTGGTCTCAACTACTTCTTCCTCGTTAACTGAATCATACATTCTAACTGAAATTGAATCCGCTCCGGAATCAGTAAGATCTATATCAGTTACAAGTATGTCATCTCCGTTTCCGGATGTATGGAAACCTGTCAATCTTCCGCCGGATTTGTAAGGAGGTACAACTAAAACTACGTCCCCTCTTTTACAGTTTACTCCGTCCTGGTTAACGTCAAAAGTTACAACTGAATTAATCTTCTCATTCTTAGCTAATTCGTAGTAAGCTGTTCGATATGCTTGAGATTCGGAAGTAATACCCAAACCTCTGATATTATCCTTCTTCGTACTATCTATGCTCCCATTAACATATGTCATTGGAGACACAGCATATCTTCTTTTTGCATCTTGGAAGGTAACAGTAAGTTCACTTGTTTTTTCACTTGTGAAAAGATATTCTCGCTTATATGTACCCGGAACCATATTGCCCGCAGAGAATAACTGAACTGGTGCTTCTGTCCATTCTTGATCTATCAGAACGTCGTAGTAAATACCCCTCTGAACGACTTCGCATCTTGAAATTGCACAGACTTGTTTTATCGCTTCCCAAACCGGAGTTCCTCGATCGAATACACCATTAAAGGTAATTCTATTTTCTGTACCCCCGTCCCCATCGTCTACAGATTCATCGCAGAATTGAGCAAGAGCATACCAATTTGATAAATAAGGAGTGATTTTATCTCTATTTATTCCCTCGTAATATTCAATGGTATAAGGATCTCCGCCCGAACCGTCTCCACTAATAACAGGTCGGGTGAGAAGGTCAATTATAATCCAAGCCGGATTATTGGAATATTCAAGAACCCAGGAAGAGCCGTTATATACTTGAACTATTCTCCCTTTGGAAACACAAGTTATGTTAATAGTGCCGGAAAGTTCTTCTGTAGCTAAAGCCGAAAAACCTAAAATGGCTAACTCCGGATGGGTAAATGGAGTCTCAATAACTTCACGGGCCGAGTGTATTGCGAGAGTAGCATGTGCTCTACTACTTGGATCGTCCTTATCCTCAGAAATTTTTGTTACTTTAATATCGTAGAATTTCCCTTTTGTTACCGTTACGGGGCTTCCTCCACAGTACAATCCGTCATTTGTAAAAGTGTAGTAGGAAGGTCCATTTGGGGAGCCCATTAAATTGCCGGTAAATAAAGTGGACCAGGAATCCTCCCCATGTTCGGAAATTTCAATCTTAGTTTCTATGGGCATATCATATCGGTAGCCGTCCTTGTATACCCACCAACCTTCATATTCCAACGTTACTTCCAAAGATTCAAAGTGGTTGTCGGGAGTGGTAAAGGTAACAGGACTTCCGTTTTTCACTAACCTTTTGGCAGGAAGATACTCGAGTTTGTCCTCAGTAAATATAGCTGTTTGATCTATTGTCCCCTTACGTTCGTAAGTAGTGACATCGGAGTAGGAGGAGGCATCTTCCTCATTTATTCGGATAGAATTTGCGACAATACCTTCGTGGGGGCCGCGACCTAAAATTATCTTCCCTTTTAAGACTTCAGAATCATCTGTAGGCTCACTCCAACTATTCCCCATAATGCCGGGAGTAAGTGTTTCCCCATAAACTCGTGGAAGTTTTAGTCCTGCTTGTTGTCGAGTCCTCTGGTTAAATCCATAAGCTCCACTTCTTTCCAATTCTTGATCTGTTTGGCTATCAGGCTTGGGGCCTAAAGACTGAATTAATAGTCCTGTGCCATAACACACAGCAACATAAATAGCGATATAAGTGGCAGTTGAATACCAAGTCGCCGTTGCAGTTGCGGTTTGCCATATAGCTGTAGTAATCCAGGCTGCAATTGCCGAAGCCTCAACTGTAGGAGCAACTGAAACTGAATCATTTTCCGATATTCTCCACTTATCATACTTTTCAGGAGGAACAGCAAACTGGTTTACTCTTACTACGCATTTACTCCTATCCATCTCTGGAATTACATTCAGCAGTTCACTGATAGACATATCCTCTTGAAAGGGAATATCTAATTCTTCTGTGTAGGAAGCATCGAAAGGATGTTTAGAATGTGTTACTATCATTTATTTATCCCCCGGCTTGTAATATCCATCTCGCAGTAACCAATAAAGTGGGTGATTTAGACTTGTTATACACCCTCCAGTCCATTTATGACAGTGCAAGAAGTCTTGGCAATTTTCCATGACTAAACCGCAGTGCCATCCAAAACCTTTTTCCAAATTCAAAGTGTGGAAAAGAACTAAGCAGAAGGGTTCTGGCTTTTTAAGACGAATGTACTTTTGTTTTTCCGCTTGCACTAAAGCCGATAGCTCGCTGCGATCCAAAGACAAATCATAATCCGGGAGAATTATATTCACTCTTTTGGCAGCTTCTTTAACGAAGGTCCAACAGTTTCTTTTCCCCTCAATGTATGGAATGCCTATCATGTCTGTGAAGATTTTCATTTCTTTACCATAAATGTATGAGAAGCTTTAGGATGATTAGTGCATTGACAAAGTTCGTGCCAACAACACTGTTCCTTTCCACAAGGATTAGTTCGGAAACAGGGACTATTGCCTTCCTTCTCCTGAAGCTCTCGAATTTTCTGAATGACTATTCGATTCATTTTATTTGACGTACTTACTGGCCCGAGATTCCAAACCCACTATCCCGCCAAAACGAGCTTCATTGCCATAATCACAACACTGTTTGTACGTTCCATTGCATGTGGTTTCTGCTCCGCTGTAATTACATGGTGCTTGTTTGAATCGCCGAACATATCTACAAAATAACCCTGTAAGAATTTGTGAAGGAACACTATCGGATAAAGGGCTTATAGCTCCAAGTGTAATATCTATTCTTCGCTCCCCTGAAACTCCGGATACAACGATGAAGCTTTGGGTTTTCTCCGACATATCTGCATCAGGAAAAAGAAGATTAAGCGGAGTGACAAGAATTGATTTGCCTTCCAGCCCATTATAATCTTCCATATAAGGAAGGAGTGTCCCCACTAACGTTTCATTCACAATAGATATGGTTCGGGTCGGAGGGCTATTTTCCTTTTGCTCCCAAGGACCTAACACGAATGGGAGCGGGTAATAAGTAGTCTCGCCTGACTGACCTTCCAAAATAGTGACGGAAGAAGAGTTATTGACGTAAGTAAGTGTTCCAACGTCTCCGCCTATATTTATATCTAATAACCACACCCAAGCTCCGGCAGAAGCTTCTTTGTGACTTTCTTCTACAACGTCTCCGGGAATATTTTCCGGCATGTTTTCACCCCTCCGCTATTTGTAATCTTTAATTCTTGGTTCCAAACATAATCAGTTTGGCAGAAAACCGAGCATCTTTTGCTCGAATAGTTTCGTATTCAATTTGGTCTAATAGACTCATTGTCCAAGTATTGCTGTTAAAATCTGTGAAGGAAAAAGTATCAGATATAAGAACTACTGTATCCTCCCAAGCCTCCAGAGCTATTAGGTCAACTAAAGGCATATTTTCCAACGTGATTTCAACAACATACTTTGTGTCATCAGGATCGAATATAGGAAGGGTTATCATATGGCCGGAAGAAGTAAAAAACCTCCGGGTGGGGTCTACTACTGGTTTCTCATTCCAAGTATATTCAGTATCCTTTGTTAATGTGGGCCAACTATCTGCCATTATCTTGCTATCCCCTGAACGGTCGGTCTCAATCTACTTTGGGCACTGGATAAATCCTTTGCTACTACACTAATAACCCAGTTGTCCCCATCCCTTCTTGGAGGCTCCGCCTTTTCGATTTTCGTTCCTGACTGATTGTTAATTATGATTGTAGGAGCATCGCTTGATATTCCGGCAGGAGTTATTTTCTCTCCAACCTTTGCTATGATAGGTCTTTCGCCTGATTGTAATCCAACAATTCCACCATTATGAAATCTTGAAGCGCCTATGAACATATCAGGATGAACTTTCCGTCTGGCGGACAAAGCTCCTACAGTTCCACCTGTATGACCAACGTCAGCGCTTTGGAGAATACCCGGATCTGGACTCATGTTTCCTGGCGAGCCAGTAGGAGTAGGAGAACCAGAAGGACCTCCAAATAATGAGCCGAAGCTACTAAATATTTGAAGAGCTAATTGGTGAGAAGCTATTCTATTCAAATCTTTTAGTATTGAAATACCAAAACTACGAAAAGCTTCTTTACCTTTCTTAGTTCCTTCTGTAAATGCCTGCCAAGAAGATGCAAAATTATTAGTTAAAGATTCTCCTAATTTGTATCCTATTTCGCCCAATGTAAGAAGATCATCTTTTGCCTGCATGGCAAAGGCTTTTAATCCACCAAAAAAACTATCAGACTTTTGCAGTTCTCTAATCTCAATTATTCTATTTTGATATTCCTCCCAAGAATCAATAAGCTGCTGAATGGAATCGTTCATCATTCCTGCTTGTTCAATAGCTTCAGTGAAACTTTTTACTTGTTCCTGAATAACCTTTCTTTCGAAATCATAATACCCTTGGGATTTTTCTTGGAGATCAGAGTGCATCTGGCTAATTCTATCAGTAGCTTCCTCTCGAATTCTTGCGGCTTCCACTTGTAGTCTATTGGCTTCTTCTAAGGCTCGAAGTCTTTCTTCCTCTAATAAGATACCCTGTTTTACCTTATCCTGAATAACAGTACTGGCATCTTTTGCTTTATCTCTTATAGTATCATAAGTTTCGGAAGCCTTTTGTTTCAAACGATCATACCAAGTAGTGGTTTCTTCAACTACATCAGAAGCGCTTTTATTAGTAGAGACTTCTTTCTCAAGCTTTGCGGCTCTATCTTCTATTTGCTTATTTATATTTTTTTCGTGCTGTAATCTTTTTTCTGTAAATAAGGATTCTACGTCGAAAGTACTTCCTGAAATTTCACCTAATCCTTTGACGAAATTTTTAACCATTATTTTACCTACGGACTTAAGATCCTCAGCGTTTTCCTTAAATCTATCCATTGCCTTTTCTACACCGGCCCCGCCCATTTCTGCTACTATCTTATCTAATTTAGAATTGTCGGCTCCCTCGACTATAGCATTAGCTACTACCCTCCTTATAGCGTCATAAGGAAGTAATTTTTTGGTGGGTTCTCCTACCTTTTTTCCATATTGGTCTCTACGTTGGATTTTTACTGAAAAGTCTTCCTCCTTTACACCATAAGGTTTTCCTGCCTCAAGAAGTTCCCGAAGGTTTTTGCCTTCTAAGGATCGAGCAACTAACGACTTTTTTATTGGCTCGGAAACCAATGGGATATTTGATTTAGCTAAAGCTCCAAGAATAGCATTTCCCAATATATCTCCTATACCCACCCAGAAAGTTGCAGATGCCTTGAAAGCTAACGCTATAGAATCCAATAAAAACCCTGCCCCAACTCTAAGCGCATCAATTATAACTGCACCTAATCCTCTTTCTTCGACGGCTCCTTTTAACCTTTTGGCTACTTCTTTAGCTACGTCCATAGCTGCTAAGAAGGAAGGTATAGCTGAAAGCAGTTTTTCTCCTAACCACTTTCCTACTTCTCTTGCCGCAGGTTTCATATTCTCAATCCCTTGGATCATTTCTGCTATCACTTGTTTAGCGGGTCCGAGTATCCCCGTTCCAAGTTCTGCTCTAATAGCAGTAATTTGGCCTTTCAAGGTAGAAAGTAAACCGGCCCAGGTTTGGGACATTCTTTCTATACCTCCTTGAAACTTTCTACTAAAAATAGATAATAAAGTACTTTGTGCCGACTCCATCCCATGGGCAGTAATTGTTACTGTTTTTCCCATAAGATTTTTGAAATTAAATATAAAAGCCTCACCGTCTTTCTTTAATCGAATTCCTAATCTACGAAGAGGTTCTGTTTCTAAGGAAATAACAGCAGAGGCAACGTCTCTTAATTCTCTGCCCATAGCTGCTGAGGCTTCGGCTACTGATTCAACGGCTTTTGTCCCCCTAACCCCTACAGATTCAAGAAGTGTTCTTGTTTCTACTATTTCAGAAGGAGTAAAAGGAGTTTCAATAGAAAATTTTAGGCTTTCTCTAAATGCTCTATCAGCTTCTTTTTTAGTTCCTATAACAGTAAGTAGACGTTGCTGAAAAGTCTCGAATCTCCCAGCGGCGGTGATCCCAGCTAAAGCCAATGCAGTTAGAGCTGCCGCAGCGGCTCCGGCTACTTTAACTAACTTTCTTAATGGAGCGAGAAAAAGATTTATAGCTTTTTTCACTGCCCCTATACCTACCCCCACAGCTCCAAAAGCCGAAGAAACCGAAGAAAAAGATCTACCCACAGTATTCTTCATACTCGTAGCGGTGCGTTCCATACTGCGGATTGTCCGCTTGAAGTGTGACTGAATAGACGTGATTTCTCTTTTAGCCTGCTCGTCATTCGTCTTAATTTTCACCTCAGCATTGAGAAAATCCATATTACATTTCCTGTATTAATGATCCAATTTTTTACGCTCTTCCCTGAGTTTCTCAGCTTCTTCTTGCTCAATTTCGAAACAGAACATTATGCTTTCAAAAACGAATTTCCATTCGTCGGTAGGTATTTCCAGAAGTTTGAACAAAGATTCTAAGGCAGAAAAGTCCAAACCTATGACTTCCCCCATCCCTGCTATTCTTAACTGACTACGGGCATGGGAATATATGTCGAGAATTTTGACATTTGTCTCTTCAGGATATTCGGGTTTTTCTTTGAAGGCAGGACAAGTACTACAAGGAGTTGGTTGTTTAGCTTGCTCCCAGAGAATTCTGCAATCGTTACAAAACTCCTCCGAACCACTTATTTGCCATCGGAGGAGTCGTTCAAGTTTTTTACCCGTTTAGCCTCAAAATCTGCGTCTGCCTCTTCAAGTTGTTTTATTGCTTCCTCATAAAATTTACGAAAGGCAGTTGATTTTTTTAATAACTTAACTTTATTAGGAGCGGTACAGTCCAGAGGTTTGCCTCCCCAAAGAACACCCTTCCAATCAACAATCGTAAAGTCAAGCACTCTACTATAAGCAGCGTCATCATCTCCAATTCTGTCTTTGAACAGTTGCTTATCTACTACTATTTTTTCTGTTCTTTTAGTTGTAGCTTTGTAAATTTTTTCAGCTTCTTCAGCAGGAAGTAATCTCACTTTAATCCCGCCGGCTTCTATATCAGAATCATCAAAATAAAACCATTTACCGTCATTTTTTTCTTTGAAATCAAACATTGCATTTCTCCTTTTTCTAAAACAAAGAATATAAAGGGGGAGGCTGAAGGTTATTTCCAACCTCCCCAAACAATTTAACTTTCGTTACTATCCTTCAGACGTCCTGCAACTTTAGCAGTAACAGCAATAGTAACTAATCCGCCCCGGTCACAACTAACTTCGTTGTACTTCGTAATAGTTACGAACGATGCGGGGGACAAATCACTGTCGGGTTCGAGATAATCAGATCCACTGTAATCGTAGTACAGTTTCACATTGGTAAGCTCCGTCCCATTGATCCACCAGTCCTTCAATTCTTTTTGACCATAAAGTTCATTGGAAGAATGGAGTAACAGCTTTCCGCTAAATGTAATTTCTCCACCTTCGTAAGGTCCAACGATATGAGTATTATGTTCCTGGCCTAATGGAGAATCATCAATTAGCTCTCTGGTTTCACCTGAATAACTCCAGGTCATAATTCCACCTATTTGAGCATCGTTGATATAGATTTTCCCCTTATAGCCCGCCTTTGCTTCTTGACTCATTTTTATTTCCTTTCTGTGCTAAAATACACGCTTAACTCTGCTTTTAAGGGGCGTACAGGCCCCTGTAACACGTTTTCCTTGGTAAAGGGTATCAAAATACCCTAACAGTTAGTTCTTCTCGACTTGTACGGTATACTGGCACGTAAGTTGCCATATAAGTTTACCCTCATCTTCTATTCTTATTAGGTTTGCCGCTCCGGTTCTGTCCAACCAATTCACCCTGTATCCTGATACTGTAAGAGCAGAATCATTTTCATCCAAAGCTGTTTTAATAGACTCGTAAATATCCACAGCATCTTCACATTGAGAATCGTCCGAATATATAGCAAATTGGATTAGATATTCCTCCCAAGTTTCGCCAAAAGGAGCTTCTGCTTTCACATTGTCTATAATCGACATTACCACGAACGGGTAAGTAATAGAGTCATCATCATCAGCTAACGTATTGTATAGAGCCGAGTGACCTTCCACTTGACTATTGAACAAGGTGTACAAACCGTTTATTAGTTCACGCATTTACTTTCCTTTGAAAATCTTCCTGATTTTAGATAAGTTCGACCGCAGAGCATTCCGTAGAAAGGGTCGAGCAGCCATCTTCCGAGTTCCTAATTCGACAAACTTTGCATATTCAACATTTGATCCTACTGCTGCCTCTTTTCCATTAGGAGACAAAACATGAGTGATACTTCTTCGTAGGTGTCCAGTTTTCACTGGGCAATTCTTCTTAGCATCCCTCTCAACTATAAGAGCAGCTTTCAAAAGATTTTCTCGTGATCTTTTTTCAATCTCCGCAAGTAGTTTTCTTGTATTGTCATTTATTGCCATTATCTCAAACGACCCACACGAATTTTCAAATATTTATTCAGCGTATTGTTATGTTTCTGTACATCCAAAATCTCGTAGGAATTAGAGTCGTAAGTAATTCGATCTGAACTTTTGATATCCACAACGGAAGTGAATACAGAAGCTTCTACTTTCCGAGATACCTTTCCTACAACAATAGCTTCGTCCCCGTTTGACCAAACCCATTTAGCTGCTAAATCATCATGCAAAGTAGTGGTTGTCTCATCAGAGCCCAGGGCAGAATTCGTTCTTGTTATACGCACTACGTCTATGGTAGTATTGAAAAAATGCTTCATTGTAATATCTCTTACGCTGTTAGTTTTGGAACTCTGCGGATATAATGATAGAGTAATCTGTCCGCTTCCTGAATGCCGGTCATATATCTCATCTTCCGCGTATACGACTGGTTCTCATACTTCTCTGAACTATTCATACTATATCTGCTGTAAAGAGTAGAATCGTTTTCAGCTTTTGCTAAAATAACAGCGGCTTCTTTTATAGCTGCGGGAGTACTTGACCAACCAATTGTACAGGTCACTACAATATTGTTTTTGCCCTTCGGCCATAAGTGCCATGATTGCACAGCAAGAATAGGATCTTCTACCAATAAATCAGGGTCCATGTAAATGCTGTGACTATCGAATGTATATACACTTGTTGGAACCGTAGTTCCGAATGACGTAATAGATGTAATTGTAAGTAAGGCCGGGCTAAGTCCTGTGAAGATTCTATCTTTACCATTTCCATCGAGTTTTAATATAGCAGATTTAGAGTAAAAATAGTCCTTCGTCGCCCGCTCAATTATGGCCTCGACTATGCTGATTACATTATCCTTCTGGGTATCTGTATATCCATTCGGCCAGTTATCAACATCCGTGTATGCTGTAATATAATTTCCCGCCATTATTTCTCCTCTGAATCCAATTTATCCAAATTCCCCGATAATGAGATTATGTTTCCATCTTCGTCATAATCAACGTGGTCAGCCGTTTCTGCCATACATTTCCGATCATACTCTCTTTCCTGCCTAAGCTGCTCCGCTTTGTCCACAAAGACAATGTCGATATATTCATTAGGAAGTTGTGACCTTTTAACTATCGACACGTTCGGAAAATTCTTAAGGCGTTTAGCAACATCACGATCATTCGTTTTAATCACCTTCCCAGATTTGAAGTCAAACATTTTATCTCCTGATCGAATTTCAATATCTTCACCTTCGTTCCGTATTATAAACATGGTTAAATAATCTCCGTGCAGAGGTGGTAGCCGGAAGTCCAAGGATTCTTACGATTTATCTCGCGATTTACTTGAAACCATTTTCCCCCTTCTTCGTACTGAACAAAAGATGCTTGTCGAGAAACAGGATTAATGTCCGAAAAAGTAAATGTAGCTGTAACATCCTCAGTGTCATCGTCCTCAGAATAATTTGTTAAATTGGACTCTGGGATTGATTCATAGGAAAAATCCTCAGGAACCAAATAATCCTCTACCTCATATTCTGAAACTGGCGGCCTCGAAACTAAGGAAAGGTTGTCATTTTCCTCCATCAAAGATTCCGCTATCTCAGAATTAGTGGTTTTGATTAATTGATCCTCCTCCACTGTTATTACATACGAATCTTCTTTGTGGAAGAAAAATAAATTCCTATCTTCGCCGTTATTCCGAATCAGATGCATCATCTTCTTTTCCCTCTTTAACTGTAAGATGGAAGGGTTTCTTTTTTACAACCTTCTTCGTTCGAGGACTCTCATCTGCCACTTCTTTCTTCAACAGTTTTTCCTTTTTGGCAACGTGGTCCTCAACTGCCTCCTCCTCTACTACGAGTTCCTTCAAATCTGTTTGTGATTCTTTTGGAAGAGCCTGACGTTTAGTTACATGAAGGTCCTTAATCCGCTTACATTGTGATGCTATATCCTTGTTGCGAGTTTTGAAGGCTTGATCTTGAGCAAGGTAAATATACCCAACACCTTCGAGTTCAAAATATCCTCGCAATCCTACATTTCTAACTACATACATGTCTTTGGTATTCATATTTTCAAATTCTCCAATCTTGTAGTCCAATCACCCGGCCTTGTTTTAGTTTTCAAAACTGTAATATGTGGGGAAGCGGCAGAAAGTTTTCTAACCACTTTCCTATTTTCAATTTTGATTAGACCGTCGTGCTTGAACAGGATAGTAAAATCCCCTAAAGGAATTTCCAAATCTTTGTCATTGTTTCTTACGTAGTACATCTCTGTCCCAAAAAGAAGGAGAAGGGGCTGGGAATTAGGCCCCTTAACTCTCCATTGTTGCTAACGATTAATATGTCAAATTGTAGGTCAAAACACAGGCCCGAACGTCTTCAACCTTGAAATCAACTCGCAGACTGTAGAAATACAGAGTTCGCTCATTAGCAGCATCTCGATAAGGTTCTATAGTTATGTTCCGCTGAACACCCATAATCAAATTCTTAGCCGGGGTCAAAAGAACGTCCGTATAGCTTCCTCCACCGTGTACTCCATCGCCGTCCAAAGTTATGGACATTTTATTTGCATCAACAATAGGAATACCTGATGCTACAGCTACCTTTCCGTCGAGTAGAGCTTTATCTCCAAGACCAGTAGCTCTTCCACCAACTGCCTCTGCATAATCGGCCGAAACAGTACCGTGATTCCAAAATCTAAGATCACCTAAATCCATGCCCTTATACTCATTGGGCCAATTCTTATACATCTTATGATACTTATGCTCATAAGCATCGATGTCACTGTTATACACCGAAATTCCGCCTTTCTTATCGAAATCATCGGTATGACCACTACCACAATCCGCATCCAGGAGAACAGCGCTTCCCGTAACATCGTTCTCATAAGTTTCGCCGTCTGCACTATGAGTAATCTGATAACGCCAACCGTCGAGCTTACTTCTTGCATCGCTGGCAGCAAACCCACCTAAGGATTGCGTATCCGAAATCCAAGCATTCTCCTCAAGCTCATTCGCCGTCTGCTTTGCTATAAGACCCATGACAGTCACCGAGAAATTCTCCTCAGACATAACCCTGTAATCTTCGAGGTCAGTATCATAAATAGCAAAAGCACCCCGGAAGTGCTCTGTATTCAGTTCAATTTTGTTGTCATCAAACGAAGTCTTATAATCGTTGGAGTCGAACGTTCCGGCAGGTTTCAGAAATCTCCCAGAGCCAAAACCAAGAGCCCTAATATTTTTCTTCTCACCGTCCATACGAACAACGCGGCAGTTATTTTTGAACTTACTCTGATCGACAACACTTGTAATGAAATGATCTGCTTCTTCCGCCTCAAGAGTACCCGAAATCGAAGTCATCTTTTCGATCATTTGTGCGTTACTCAAAAGCTTTTTCGTACTATACATAGAAATTTTCCTTTCTGAATTATCCTAAGCTGGGATAAGGATTCTCAATGGATTTATCCTCGTTTTCCTCATCAGCTATACTTTTTCTGGTTCCAGCGGTTTTCTCAACCACTTCCAAACGCTTACTTAGGGTTTCCTGACCTTCCATAATTTTGGCTAATGCATCAGAAACACCTTCCTCAAACTTCTTCCTTTCAGCTTTCTCAGCTTCCACTTTCTTTTCTGCTTCAGCTTTTTCAGCTTCCACTTTCTTTTCTGCTTCAGCTTCGGCAGTGGCATCTGTTTGATCCTCTCCAGCTTCCTCAGAAACTTCCTCTTCCTTCTCTTCCTCAGCTTCATCTACCTTCTTATCCTCATTCACAGGATCCTCGGTTTTCTCAACGCCGTATCCACTAATGGCATACTCCATTAAGCTACCGATAGACTCCCTGAGATCGTCGGGATAGTCTGCACTGTAGGTATTAATCTTTTCTATCAGACCAACGAGAGTGGCAACAGTATTCTCATCTTGTTCCACTTTCGCAAATTCAAAATCTTTTCCAAAATACTCTTTCAGTTGTTTCATTAAATCTTTGTTCATAGAATCTTCCTTTCTAACTGTGTATGAAACTACATGTTCAGTTCCATCACTTTCTGTTTGAATTTGTGTATAAGAACAGTCGACGTGATACTGCCCCTTATTTTCAAAATCTCGATACAAATTGAAAGCGATACCTTCGGGTTGTTCTATCACACGACTGTTAATTCTAATAACAGTCCCCTCACGTGTACCATCACTTGTAATCTCGATCCTTTTTTCTTCATCCTGCTTTAGAAACAGAAACTTCTTTTTGTTGGCGGCCCGGGTGACAACGGAAATTTCCTCAATTTCCATATTTCTAAGCTCGCCGTGCATATCTTTCTTCATTTTATTTGCCTTTCTTATTCGGGAACCACTTCAGCTATGCCCGCCATACTATATCCCGTCAACGAGCCTTCTTTAATGAGCTTCCAAATCTGTTCGTCGTAAATTCTTGTTGCCATTAGCCAAGTCCCTTTGCTAACACTAACTCCTTCTATAGTTAAATCATTGGGAGCTATATAAGATTCAAGGACAGCGGCATTTACTGATTTGCCTTTATGATTTAGCTTGATTCTGAATTTCCCATTCTCAGCAAAGGAGTAAGCTGCTTTCCGTATTTCTTCTGCCGATGCAAAATCGCCTTGAGAATCTACAACATCGGGTTCGTAGACCACGCCAAAAACTATCCGTTCCTCCTCTGCTTTACTTATGATAGAGACAGACTTTTCTACGCCTTGCCTTTTCCGCATATTGTAGGAGAACAAAGCCCTATCAATGTCTTTTGTAGGTAGAGACAGATTTTGCTTCCTCATCACCTCGATTAGAGTATTGTATTTACGAAGAAGATCTGATCGGCTTAACCCGCTCGTTAACTTCTCAACATTTCCATTCTTAAAATGTCTATCGAACACTTGAATACATCTAAGACGAGTACGATGTAGTTCCGTTTTATTCGCCTTCTCTACTGCTGATTTATTAATGGATTCAATTTTCATAATTTACTCTCAATATATAGGAACGATGGTGAAATTTAGATTAGAGGCATCCCCTCCCTGTTTTTCTTGTTCACGAACTAACGATAAAAGGCCCAGGAATATACTGATTATTTGATCCTGTTCTCCCTCATCATCGGTCAAGCTTTTAACAAAGATTTCCGCGTAATTTTCAATACCAAAACTTTGGTTCCTATCCTTCCGAAGAAAAGATTTCAGCACAAATTGGGCAGTTCGAAGAAGAATCAGATTATCCATAAATTGGTCATAGGAACGAAATGTGATTGATATTTCTATATTCAT